AGTGCCGACGCAAGAGTTCTAGGTATTAAAATATTCTTTACTACTGATGCAGCTAACGACGCATAAGGAATTAGAATATGAGAGATTTAAAAAATAAACTTACTTCAGGTAAGAACACAAAAAATATTCAATCAAGAAAAGGTAAATCTTTTGGTTATCAAGTCTTAGGATTTGGTGCTGGAGGATCGGTTGCTGCTTTTGTTACAGCTACAGGTGGAACTGTTACAACAAGTGGAGATTTTAAAATTCATAAATTTACAGGCCCAGGAACTTTTTGTGTATCTTGTGCAGGTGAGGAAGATGGATCAAATTCAGTTTCTTATGTAGTAGTTGCTGGCGGAGGTGGAGGCGGCGGACATATTGGTGGTGGTGCAGGTGCTGGAGGCTTTAGAGAGGGCAAAGTTCCATGTACTTACACAGCAAGTCCATTAGCTGCTGCGTGTTCTTCTTTACCAGTTTCAGTTCAAGGTTATCCAATTGCAATAGGTGGTGGTGGTGCAGGACATATATATTCTCCATGCACAGTAGGAGTAAATGGAGCTGTTTCAAGTTTTTCATCAATAACATCAGCAGGTGGTGGTTACGGCGGTGTAGGTTGCACTTCAGCTGGAACACAAGGTAATCCTGGCGGTAGTGGTGGTGGAGGAGCAGGTTATGCTGGCCCTGTTATGACTGCTGGTAATGGAAATGTACCTCCAGTTAGTCCCGCACAAGGATTCGTTGGTGGAACAGGTTCTACAGCAGGAGGTGGGTGTACTTGGTTCACTGGTGGCGGTGGCGGTGCAACTGTCAAAGGTTTCAATGCTTGTGGCCCAAATCCTTCAGGTCATTCTGGTGCAGGTGGCGCAGGTGCAACAACATGTATTACAGCGAGTCCAGTTGCTTATGCTGGTGGAGGTGGCGGTGGAGCTCACGTTGGCGGCCCTTCTTCTGTAGGAGCAGGTGGAGCAGGTGGAGGTGGAGCAGGAACAGCTTGTACTCCTAGTCCAGGAGTAGCCGGAACAGTAAATACTGGCGGTGGCGGCGGTGGCGGTGGAATACCTGCTGGTGGCGGAGCTGGTGGTTCTGGTATAGTAATAATAAGATACAAATTTCAATAGGAAAAAATTATGGCACACTTTGCAAAAATATCAGAAACAAATGAAGTACTTGCAGTACTAACATTAAATAATTCTGATATGTTAAATTCAGATGGAGTTGAAGATGAAACTGTCGGACAAGCATATTTAGAACAACATAATAATTGGCCTGCAAATTTATGGATTCAAACTTCTTACAATACTATAGGTAATGTTCACAGTAAGGGTGGAACTGCATTTAGAGGAAACTATGCAGGGATGGGTTATATTTGGGATGAAGATAATAATATATTCTATCCTCAAAAACCTTTTGCATCGTGGATATTAAATACTACAACAGCTACTTGGCATTCACCAATCGGTGATGCTCCAGAACTTACAGAAGAACAAAAAGCTGATACATCTAATATATATAATTATAACTGGAATGAAGCTGGTCAATCTTGGGATTTAGTTACAACCCTTAACCCATAATACTTGACAATTTAATAAAATAAAAGTACCTATGGTGGTAGGTATGCAAAAGAAAGTATTAACAGAACAGTCAATTTATTTTGGGGATGTTTCAATGCCTAAAGATTGGGAAATTGATACAACTGATTTAGCCCATCATATTTTACATTCCAATTTTAATGACACAAAAAATTTACTTTCAAAAACTTTAGATAAATTAAATTCTTATGTCAGAGAATATATAAATTTAAAATTTAAAATAAAATTAGTTAATAAAGAAACATGGGGTGATATTTATAAACCTCAACAAATAAGTATACCTTTATTAAATGTTAATCCTGTAGATCTTATGAATTCACCAGATTATACTTTACTTTACGGTGTTAAAGTTAAAGATTGTATGGTTAGGATTCACTACGATGACAATAGAAGAAAAGGGAGGAGTTGGGACATAGAATTAAAAAACAATAAATTCATTATGTTTCCTTCTAACAATATGTACTACATAACTAACAAACAAAATGATTCTTTAAACTTTATTCAAACAATTACTTATGAATTTATCTAATAATTATTGGTACTTTAAATCTGCATTAACTCCTAGGTTCTGTGATGATGTTATAGAATATGCTAAATCACAGGAAGAAGTTATGGCTAGAACAGGTGGTTATGGTGATAGAAAATTAAAAAAAGAAGAAGTATTAGATTTAAAAAGAAAAAGAAATTCAGATGTTACTTGGTTAAATGATACTTGGATTTATAAAGAAATACATCCCTTTATTCATCAAGCAAATAAATCTGCCGGTTGGAATTATGAATGGGATCGAAGTGAATCTTGTCAGTTTACAAAATATAAACACAATCAATATTATGATTGGCATTGTGATAGTTGGAATAAACCTTATAAAAAAGAAGGACCCGACAAGGGTAAGATTAGAAAATTATCTGTTACTTGCCAATTAACTGATGGGTCAGAATATACTGGTGGAGAACTAGAATTTGATTTTAGAGACTATGATCCACATATGAGAGATGAAGCTAAACACTTACAACAAGCAAAAGAAATTTTACCTAAAGGATCTATTATTGTATTTCCTTCATTTCTTTGGCATAGAGTTAAACCTGTAACGAAAGGAACCAGGTATTCATTAGTTCTTTGGAACTTAGGGTACCCATTTAAATAATATGGACATAAACGAATATTTTAAGACCCCTATTTGGTCAGAACAAAAACCAGAATTTTTAAAGTCTTTAACTAAAGCTACTGATAAATATATTAAAGAAGCTAGAAAAACTCAAAGAAAATATATTAAACAGTATGGTGATTTCGGAACGAGTTATCATTCAACTTCTTTACTACACGACAATGATTTTTTAGATTGTAGAAATTACATTGGAGAAAAATCTTGGGAATTTTTAGATCACCATGGTTATGATATGAAACAATACACAACTATGTTTAGTGAAATGTGGGTACAAGAATTTTCTAAAAAAGGAGGGGGTAATCATTCAGCACACATCCATTGGAATCAACATGTATCAGGATTCTATTTCTTAAAAGCAAATGAAAAAACATCCTATCCTATTTTTCATGAACCAAGAACCGGGGCTAGAGCTACTAAATTAAAAATGAAACCAGATTTAAAAAGTATAGTAAATGGAACAGAGCTTGTTCATTTTAGACCTCAACCAGGAACATTACTTATTTTTCCTGGTTATTTAGAACATGAGTTTTCAGTCGATCAGGGTAAAGAACCTTTTAGATTTATACATTGGAATATTCAAGCGGTACCAAAAGAAATGGCTAAAGATGTTTAAGAAAGATAAATATGTAATTATTAAACAGACTATTTCAAAAGATTTATCTTTATTCTTATATAATTATTTTATGATGAAAAGACAAGTCTATGATACTTGTATTAAAGCTAGATTTATTTCTCCTTATGAAACATTATTAGGTTATTATGAAAAAAATAATCAACAAGTTCCACATACTTATGCAAGTTATTCAGATATTGCTATGGAAACTTTAATGTTAAAATGTCAACCTGTTATGGAAAAAATAACAGGATTAAAATTGACTCCTTCTTATACTTACGCAAGAATATATAAAAAAGGAGATGTTCTTAAAAGACACAAAGATAGATTTAGTTGTGAAATATCTACGACCATAAATTTAGGAGGTAATGATTGGCCAATATATTTAGAGCCTTCTGGGAAAGAAGGATTAAAAGGAATAGAAGTTAATTTAAATCCAGGGGATATGTTAATTTATTCTGGATGTGAATTAGAGCATTGGCGCAATAAGTTTAAAGGTAAAGATTGTGCCCAAGTATTTCTTCACTATAACAATACAAAAACACCCGGCTCTAGAAATAATATATTTGACAAGCGCCCACATTTAGGTCTTCCTAATTGGTTTAAAAGATGATATATCTCCCTATAATGGAGGCAGTACCACCATACCAACTGCCTCCTTTATAAGGATTTTATATGCTACAAAAATTAGGCTTTGCTCCCGGATTCAACAAACAAGTTTCAGAGCTCGGGGCCGAGGGACAATGGACTACTGGAAATAATGTACGTTTTAGATATGGCACACCTGAAAAGATAGGTGGCTGGACTCAATTAGGGAATGATAAACTTACCGGTGCCGGTAGAGCAATCCATCATTGGGACAATAACGCTGGTGTTAAATACGCAGCAATAGGAACTAACAGAATTTTATACGTTTATTCAGGTGGAACATTTTACGATATTCACCCTATAAGAATTACATTAACCGGTGCTGATTTTACGAGTATTGGTTCTTCAACAAGTGTTACCATTACAGTAAGCTCAAGTTCTAGCTTAAGTGAAAATGATATTGTTATGTTTGATTCGGTAACAGGGTTATCTGGATCAACATTTACCAATGCGACCTTTGAAGACCAGAAATTTATGATAACTTCAGTTCCAACTCCGACTACATTTACTATAACAATGGATACAACGGAAGCATTAACACCTTTAAGTGGTGCTGGATCGGCTTCTGTTCTTTGTTATTATAGAGTCGGACCTTCCCAACAATTAGGGGGTTATGGTTTTGGTACAGGTTTATTCGGTGGTATTTCTTTAGGACCAGAAACAACTACACTAGCCACAACATTGGCTGACAGTGCACTAGCCACAACTATAGTTTTAACTAACTCAGCAGCATTTCCATCTTCCGGTGAAATTAGAATTGGAACAGAGGACATAAGTTTTGCAGCAAATAATACATCAACAAATACTTTAAGTGGAGGAGCGCGTGCTCAAAATGGGACGACAAGAGCAGCCCATACGGGTGGAGTAACGGTTACTAATATCTCAGGCTATGTTGCTTGGGGAGATCCGTCCTCTTCTGACTTTACAATTGACCCAGGTCTATGGGTTCTAGATAATTATGGTACAAAATTAATTGCTCTTATTTATAATGGTAAATGTTTTGAATGGGACTCCGCACCCTCAGCCGCTGTATCCACTAGAGCAACAGTTATTGCTGGTGCACCCACAGCTTCACGTCATGTCTTGGTATCAACACCAGATAGACACTTAGTATTTTTTGGAACAGAGACAACTATTGGGACACCATCAACACAAGATGATATGTTTATAAGATTTTCTACTCAAGAGGATATTAATACATACACAGTTACTGCAGAAAATACTGCGGGCACACAAAGACTGGCCGCCGGATCAAGGATCGTGGGGGCCATAAAAGGTAGGGATGCTATTTACGTATGGACCGACACCTCATTATTTTTAATGCAATTTGTAGGCCAACCTTTTACTTTCTCATTTCAACAAGCAGGAACCAACTGTGGTTTGTTTGGTAAAAATGCATGTATGGAAGTAGATGGTTCTGCATTCTGGATGTCGGAGAATGGTTTCTTTAGGTACAGTGGTGAATTAAGTTCTATGGCTTGTTTGGTTGAAGACGAGGTTTACGACGATATTAATGCCACTTCTAGAGATCTTATTAACTGTGGATTAAATAATTTGTTTGGAGAAATAAATTGGTTCTATTGTACTGCTGCATCTGATGCAGTAAATAGAGTAGTGACCTATAACTATGGTGAGTCTACTAGAGATAGGCAAGTATGGACAACAGGAGATTTACCCCGAGCAGCGTGGCAGGATTCTGCTGTCTATGACAAACCGCATGCGACTTATTATAATCCGGCTGATGATGCTTCCTTTGATGTTACTGGCAATACGGATGGAAGTACGATATACTATAAC